GGGGGCCTGGTGTAACCACCTTATTAAAAGGTGATGAAGCCACGTCCGTCAATAAGTTCCAGTGTGAAACTGGGACAACGCGAGATCTGTACAACCTTTTACCATTAGACGGGTTGCCATTTGAATTTCCTATTTGGCAAAAACATCTGTTCGAAAGGACAGATTACCCGAGGTTTTTTAGTGGTAATCAGGTTATCACAGTACCCAAGGATGCTAGGGCCGATCGAGTCATCGCCGTTGAGCCAGGAATAAACCTCTGGTTTCAGTTAGGCGTTGGTTCGGTAATTAGGCACAAGCTCCGAAGGGTTGGGGTCGACTTAAATACTCAAGAAAAGAATCGTCAGTTATCAAAACTCGGTAGCAAAACTTCCGAGCTAGCAACTGTCGATTTTTCTTCTGCGAGTGACTCCATAGCTCTAAAATTAGTCGAGGAGCTTTTACCCCCCGATTGGTTTAAGGTTATGGATTGTTGTCGATCTCACTACGGCGTTCAAAACACTAAAGCAACGAAGTGGGAGAAATTCTCCAGTATGGGGAATGGCTTCACTTTCGAGCTTGAATCGCTTATATTTTACGCGGCTGCGATTTCTGTAGCAGCATACATGCATAAATCATGTAAAGATATTAGCGTCTATGGGGATGACGTAATTATTCCCACAGAATGTTTTGAACTCTATTCTTCCTTTTGTGAATTCCTTGGATTCGTAGTGAACCCTTCCAAATCTTTTTGGCGGGGGCACTTTCGCGAATCCTGTGGAGGTCACTACTGGGAAGGGGTTGACGTTACACCTATCTTTTTAAAAAAGATATTATCTTCTGTTTCAACGGTAATTAAGTTTACCAACGCGATTCGACGCCAATCTCACAGAGTCTGTTTAAAAGCAGCCTGTGATTCTCGGTTCGAATCTCTTTGGTATTTCCTTTTTCACCAAATCCCTAAGCCCACAAGGCTGACGGGATCGGACAGGCCTAAACACCCTGACGAACTTGATGAAGAGTTCGAGAAAAGAGGAGATGGGTGGTTCATTACAAATTTTGATGAATCCACTCATTCAATAGCAAGGTTTGAACACTCTCGAAATGGGTATTTAAATTCCCAAATTGAGGGTTATCATTCTCTTGCTTACGTTGAGACTGGTATAACCCGGTCTTCAGAAGAGGTCGGTCTTTTACTTGCCCGACTTAGGCATTCGTCACCCCAAGAGCAAGGTAATAATTTTGCTCCTAGAGGCCGTGTTAAAATCCGTGTTATTAGGATTTTAATCGACT